GTTTATTGGTCGGCGAGACTCAGCCAAATCCATGTCTTCAACTCGGTCCATATTTAGAGTCCATCCTCCGGGCTTCTCTTTTGTTAAATCCTCGACCCAATGTTCAAGAATGTAGGTTCTTTTTCTCTCAATTCTTTCGGAGAATTCAGCTTTAACACGGCGAATTGGGCCGAGTTCTTTTTCTAGATATTCCAAGTACTTATATGTGGTTTGATGCTCGTGACCTGTATCTGCAAAAACAGGAATTACACTCAATCCAAGCTCACGTGTAGCATAAATCCACATTGCCGTGCTGTCCTTACCTCCTGAGATAGACATTACATTCACGGAATTCATCCTGCTTTCATTCCCTTCCTGATTTGATCATCTATCCAATTGATAGCCCACAATATCGGGTACACTTGCAGTGGATCGACGGCGTTGCCAAGCGCTTGTAGCCGCGCAATACGGTTTTTGATACCACTCGCGACCCTAGGCGGCTCCCAATAATATTGCGGTATGCCACGCGGTGCGGGCTGAGGATATTGCTCAATGAAGTCTAAAAGTGCATTTAGTGGATTCATTTCACGTCCGTCCAGCCTGGCGGAAAGTTCATTAGAACCTCCACCCATGCTGGATTGAGTTGCCCGGATTCTCCTTCCCGCATCAATGCCCCCGGCACCGTGTCCCGATCGATCTGAGATGGTGGCAATGTCGCATTCTTCCCGTCCTGAGCTGCTGGTGTCGGCCATAGCTTGACTGCATCGTTTAGGTTCGGTGTCCACCCCTGTCCCTGTTTCCGAATTGCTCTCGGTGAATCGGGATTGTCGCCGCTTCGATAATCCCTTGCTTGCGGTGTAGGCCATAGACCCGTTCTCCATTCCGAAATATCCGTCCGCAAGCTCCGGCTCTGCCCCCCTCCATGACTCCCTATTGCATCCGCTGCGTTCGGTGTAGCCCAGAATGAAGACTCTGTCGCGTCTGTGCATGGCACCGACGGCCGCAGCCGGAACAACAATCGCTTGCGCGATGTAGTCGATGCTTTCCAAGTCAGAGAGCACATCGTCGAGCCCCAAAGTGATGTGCCCAGCAACATTCTCACCAAGAAACCAACGGGGTCGGACTTCTTCCAAGATTCGCTTAACTTCCGGCCAGAGGTGACGGTCATCCTCCGCGCCTTCTCGCTTCCCGGCATGGGAGAAAGGCTGGCAAGGATATCCGGCTGAAATAATGTCAATTGCTCGATCGTCTCGGACGATTCCGTCACGAATCAATACCTCCTTTGTTAATGTGCAAACATCTTCGTAGATCGGTACGCCCGGCCAGTGATTACTTAGTACGCGCTGTGGGAAAGGCTCTCTTTCGCAAAAAGCGACAGTATGCATTCCAGCCCAATGTGCTGCTAAGTCAATGCCACCTATTCCGGAGAAGAGACTAAGCTTTCTCATGGACCCTCCTATTCACTTTAATGGCTTCCTCTGTTTGAAAAATTTATCTTTGCTTATACTGAAGTTGAGGTGAATAAAGTGCCGAAATACTTAATAATTGCCGGTATAGTTCTTGTCGTTATTGGCGTGCTCTGGATGTTCCTTGGCAAATATCTTCCGCTCGGCCGACTACCGGGCGATATTGTGGTTGAGAAAGAGAACTTCAGGTTTTACTTCCCGGTCGTCTCTTCGATCGTAGTTAGCATCGTGTTGTCGCTGATCTTTTATCTCGTGAACCGTTTCATGAGGTAACCTGGTACCAACTTTGGTACCATTCATCTCGGATAAACCGCCTTCTCCTTATTGTTCATGCATTCATACCTCCGGCGCGCCCGGCGTTTTAGCTCTGCCGCAGCCGCCAGCTTGTGCTCGAGCACTACCTCTTTATCGTCATAGGCAATCATGCAAAGCTGTTTCCGCGTCGCATTGCGCCAATTGATTCGGCTCATTTACATCACCTTCCGTCAATAATAAGCACGTATGTTCTGTTCAAGGCATAGAGAAACCCCTTCGCCGATCGGATACGCGGCTATTTGCGTTTTTTCTTTGGTGGTGCCTTGGTAACAGGATTAAGAATAGCGTCGATAACTTCGTACTGGTGAATTGGCGTTTTCTTGATGTACTTTGTCCTCTGTGCTTCGTCTAGCTCCAGGGCTATCCTTGCCAATACGTAAGCATCTCGAACGTTGTCGCTCTTATGCTCGTATTCCCAGCGTTTGAAGATTTGAACGGCGAGCTCGTCCTTCTTCGCATTTCCCTTTCCTGAACCGAATTTCTTAAGCTGGCTCGGTGCCACCTCGTAGTACTTGATTCCTCGCCGATACAATGCCATTCGTAATCCCCAGCCTATCCCGCCAAGCTGTATAGCCTGTTGCGACGCGAAGCCGAAGCCCTCGATACAAATCACATCGTTAGGTCGGATATGGTCTATGATCTCATCGATCAACGTCGCCATCCGCTTGGGGTCGGCGGCGCCGATACCCGTTAGTTCCTTTGCCTTTAGCACGTTTCCGGCGGTGTCAATGGCAACGAATCCAGTCTTTGTTGATGGATCTATTCCGACTAGCCTCATTTCATACGCCCCAACCGTAACTGACTCCATGGAATCATTGTTTCGATTTTGCTGTAATGCGGTCGCTCAGACTTCCCTTGCCCGCGGTAGTAGCGAATCGCCTCAATCCGAATCATTTCCTTATGGTCCGTGCAAACCGGGACAAGCGCCCATGTTGTTTTTGCCGTCACCCGGCAGCCCGGGTACTTGCATCTTTGTGCTCGTTCTGACATATTGGTTCCTCCTTTTCGTTTTTTAATCGTCATCATCTAGGAAAGCGCTCAGCTTGATGTTCTTCTTGGTAAGATGCGTCGGCGACTGTTCTGGCGGCTCCGGTACCGGTTCCGCTTGCGGTTGTGGTTGCCGCTGCTCACCCACCGCTTCTGGTTGCGGCTGCGGCCGTCTGAAATCCCAACCGTATTTGTACAAGTAGAGCTCGTCCGATACGATTTCGATCCTACGAATAAGGTCGGCTTTCTCCTTTTCCGGGCAAAGCGGGTCCTCGTACCGAATAAGGTGTTCCGTCAACCACTTTTCGCATCGTTCCATCTCTTCATCGTTGGTGATCTTTTCGCTTGTTGCCACCGGTCGCACCTTCCTTTGCTGTACGATCAATATTCAGGAATTTACCTGTTTTCTTGTCGAATACCATTTCGATGGTCCCGATCCCAACATTTCGGCCCTTGGCGATAATTATTTCAACGATGCTCTTTTTCTCCGACTGGGGGTTATAATAGTCGTCCCGGTAAAGGAATGCGATAATATCCGCATCGCTCTCGATGGACCCCGATTCCCGCAAGTCCGACATCATCGGGCGCTTGTCCTGCCGCTGCTCACATTGCCGACCAACGGCGGAAATCGCGACGACTGGGACATTGTTTCGCCGAGCAGTTTGTTTCAGCCCCTTCGAGACGTAAGCGACGCCTTCATGCTCTTTAGTGAATTTGCGTCCGGGGTTAACGAGCTGTAGGAAATCGATGTAAACGACCAGATTCGGGTATTTCTTTATCATCCGTTTTACTTTGGCGCCGATCTGCTGCAGCGTGATTCCCGGCGTATCATCGATATAAAGCGGAATCCTATCAAGCTCATCCATAGCATAGCTCCAGCGCTCCCAATCCTGATCATCAAGGTTTCCTGTACGCAGCTTGGTGTTATCGATGTTCCCCAGTACGCAGAGGGCGCGTTCGGCGATCTTCTCCTTGCTCATCTCGAGCGAGAATAACAGTGCTGGGCGACCGCTGCGAGCGGTTGCGATCATGTCGTTTATGAAAAATGCTGTCTTACCCATGCTCGGTCGAGCTGCGATGATTTCCAAATCCCCATCCTGATGCCCACCGGTCATGCGGTCGAGTTCCAAGCTCGCAGTCTTAGCCCCCGTTATACCCCGCTGCTCCCGTCGCTTTCGGATTGTTTTATCGTGATCGATAAGAGTGTCCGACATCTTGACGACATCATTTTGGTTCTTTTCCGTCAGGCTGGTGATGTCATCGAGCGCAGCCTGCACGCTACCGACGTATTCGTTAACTTCAATACCTTCGCGCTTTCCTGCGTCGGCCATATCCGAGAGCATCTGAACGGTCCGACGGTGGATGTATGTTTTATGGATGATGTCCTGGTAATGTCCGAAGTTCCCTACCGTTGGGACGGAGCCAGCAAGCTGCACCAAGTACTGCACTCCGCCGATCCTAGCAAGGTTCTTGCCCGATTGCTCCGCCATAACGACGAGGTCAATTGGTTTGCCGATGTCGACGAGATACCGGAAATACTCCATAATCAGTTGATGGCGCTCGTCGGCGAACTCATCTGGTTGCAAGAAGCAGTCATCAATCAAATCGGGCTGCTGCAGTATGGACCCGAGTACCGACGTTTCTGCATCGTGAATCGTTTGGGCGTCACTCAATCCCCGACACCTCTCAGAGCTCTCCTTTGCAGATGCTCAGGACATGGCAGCGCCTTTTGTTCCCATTCATCCATTTCTGTAAACCGTTTTTCCGTCTCGAGCTTTTGCCGCTCATGGTCGACATACTGGTCTGGATTATGCCGAATAATATCTGCGATGGTAGGGTAAAAGCTGCTCGAATCAATGTGTGCATTCAGGTTTTTCAGTGCATGTTTTGCATCGATAGGCGCCAGCCGCTCGACCCATACCTCAAATATCTGAGGATTACTTTTAAAATCCGGCGCCTTATTCGGGTAAGCCGCCCCGGCCTTCGCCAAGAGTAAAGCCACTTGTTCGCGTTCCACTGCT